TCCATCAACACCGAGAGCGCCGCGCAGCTTCGCGGCCGTGTTCTCATCGATCCCAGCTTTTTCCGCAAACTCGCTAACCCGGTCCAAATTCTGATCGAAGGCCGCGCCCCACTCGCTTTTCAGCGCTGCCACCTGAGTGTCGAAACTCGCTCCCGCGGCTTCTTTATCCGCGCCATTGCTTTTGACCACTAGCTCGTTCCACCAATCAGCTAATGCCTGACCCTGCTTTTTGGACAGCCCAAGCTCGTGAAATTTGCCCGACATCTCAGGACCGAATGTTTCAGGAGCTCCTTCGGGAATCGTCAACTCGTAACCGTCTACCTTTTCCGGCCGTCCGAGTCTGTTGTAAATCGGCGCCCACGACTCCGGCTTATCATCGCCCGGCAACGTGAGGAGCTTTTCCGCGGGAACCCCGCGCAACTTCTCCAAGTTACGATAGGCATCGGCTAAACTTTCCGAATCCTTGAACCCTTTGCTTTCAACATACCCGCGAGTTTCGTCGTTTTTAAACGTCGAGAACCACGGCGCGCTTTGGCCGCCATCGGCTGGGAGAACTACTGGTGGGGTTGCCACGCCACCCGCGCCACCCGCGCCACCCGCGCCACCACCGGCCGGATCAGGACTAAGAAGCGGGAACAAGCATAGTAGGCGAAGCATCGGAACCCCCGTATTTAATAACTAAATCTTCGATGGAAAGCTCAAGGAAGTCGAGAACGCGCAGAACAACCTCACGGCGTCCCTCGAGCAGAGCGTGCCATTGCGGATCGGGATGAAAAGTACTCTGCCGGTCACGGCAGAAACGCTTTAGATCAGCCAAAACCAACGTCGACGAATTAGTGGTGAGACCAAAGACTTGCGTGTACGCCGTCTTCCGCTCCCTCATGAGTGCCGACAATAAGTCTTTTCTGGTCGAGCTCATCCTAAGCTAGTTTTCCCTGCAACGGCTTGCGCCTTCATCATTGCCGCGGCGGCTGGCGCTGCTGCAATTTCGTCTTGTTTACTGGCCTCTTTCGCGCGACCTTCGCGAATGGCTTGAATCTCTTCAGGCCCATTCAGCCAACGCTTCGGTACCCCGTCGATATCCGCGACCTCGGGAATAATGACATCCCATTTAAAATGGTCAAGCGGTGCGGGGTTTTGCGTTTGGGTCGCAATATCTATCGCAGTAGTCACCGTTCGCATGAATCCCGAAGATTCCTCGGCTCGCTGCATTCGGGCCATGGGGGAGTCGTAGCGAATCCTGAAAGCCCCACCGGCTTCGATTAGCGCGGGAGGCATCCGTTCCCTCAAGCCCCGGTTCTGCTTGAGCTCCATGTCTATCTCACGCTCGATAACTCGGCTGTGGTACTCGCTGTATTGGCGGCCAACGGTGGGTGAAAGCAAAATATTCTTCTCTTTGGATCGCTCGAGTACCTCGGTAGCGGTCATTTGCGGATTCTTCTCGAGCATCTGAAAGAGTGGGACGAGAAAGAGATCGTTTATCACTAACCTCTCGTCGTCCATCATGTCCTTTCCGATGGCGATGCTGCCATTGGGCATCGCGTGGACCAGGAGCTTGCCGTCGGCGTTCACTCCGCCCATTGTCACGCGACCAGGCGCGATATTGTAGGTGTCTACAACGCCGTCATCGTAAGCGAACATTGGAGGCGCGATGGCGCGATGACCGTGAGTGAGCAGTGTCTTTTTCTGCTCGTTGAGGGTCTTAATGGCAGGAAGGGCTTCCATCGCTGGAGAACGCCCGTAGACTTCGCCAGGCACTTGTTCATAGCGAGAAACGCCATAAGGAAAGGAATCGTACCCGCCTTCTTCCAAAAGGTGCGCTCCTTCCTCAAGTACGTACACGCTTTCGAATTCCATCCCCATGTAGTCGCGCCGATCGTAATCGGCATTTTCTCGGGGCAGTACCGCGTGGATGAGAAAATATTCGTGATCAGGGTTTTTTTGCGCTTTATCGATCACGTCTTGCGGGAGATCTTTAAATCTTTGCACCACCTGAGCGGCCGTCGCTTTGTAGTAACGGCTCAAGTCTTCGACAATCCCCTGGTGGTTCTCGCGAATGAACATCTCGGAGAGGTGAATATTCCGGTAGCGGAACCCGCGCTCTCCACGACGACCACGGAATTCGTCCGTAAAAATGGTGCTGTTGCCGAAAGCGCCCAGTCCTTTGTACACTAACTGGTTCTGCGGCACGAAGTTCGCCGATGGGGCGTAACGCTTTTTGAAGATGCAGCGGTTAAGCTCCTCCAGCCACAACACCGTGGCGCGGTCTTTAGCGAGCTCCTCCTCGTCGGGAGCAATGCCATGCCATGTGTGGTTCATCGGCGTGAGGAGAGAGTCGAGAATGCTGGCAAACTTGTTCAGGGCGCTCGCCGCGGTGGAATCGAAAACATGATCTGTTCGTTTCTCGCCCGTAGTGCTGTTCTTACCCTGACTCTGGAATAATCGGCTTTGGTCCGACCAGATGCGCTCGGCGATTTCTTGGCAGTGTGAATCCAGGTTTCCGCGTTGGCCCCTGAGCTGAGCAACCGATTTGATGATCTTCCCGGCTTTCTCTTCGGCATAGCTCGACTTCATATTACTTTTGACCATTTACGCTCCAAAGCTTTGAGGGGGATTTACATGCCAAGTAGACTACGTCGAGCCGTACGAGGCCCGTTGATCAAACCCCGGCCTCCGGTGATGATGGTGGACGCCTTGCCACGCTGCCGACGCTTTTCTTCCGCTTCAAGCTCTTTTCCGGCGCGCTCGTCAACGTCCCTCGTTACCTGAGCTGGTTGAAGGAACTTAGCCTTAAAGTCTGCCTTGTACTCTTCACTGTTGGGATCTACGACGTCGCTTTTGTAGTCGGGGTTAGCTTGCCCCTCTTGATCGCTCAAGGGGCTGGTCTTCGATCGCAAGAACGAGGGAATCTTGTTTACTTTGTTCGGGTCAACGCGCGGATCACCCGGCAACGACGTCCCCGGCGTTCTCGGACGCCCCGTTATGCCACTAGGCCGTTTTGCGCCAGAATTTTTACGGTCCTCAGCAAACTGCTTAATCCGATCGGCCATGGTGGGCATGTTGCAAGTCTCCTAGAAATTGTTGGGTAACCTAAAGTTTAGCACGAAAGTTAATAGTCCTTGCGAATCCGCTTTAAATATGGGGGCTCGCTTTCCTTGCGTTTACTACTCCCCTGAATACCGTTGAGCGGGTTGTAATCGAGGCCCTCGACGTTGTGGGTTGTCTGTCGCTGTTTTTGCCGATTACGCCCCATGACCACATTGTGCTCGCCGCCGCCCAATAGAAGATACTGCACAGCATCGTGAGGATGAGAGTACATATTTTTTGCTGGAGTCACATGTGTCTGTGTCCCATCCCCTGTCGAGATCAATTTATACACGTAAGCGCCAGCAAAGCCCTTCCGGATGATTTTTGCCTTCTTAGACACTGTCAGCCCTGGGTCACCGTCCACCAAGCGATTCAAGACCCCTTTAACGCATTCCAGGCGCATAGCCAGAGAGTTCGACGGCGCCGGTAGCCACTTCCACGGAGTATGGGTATTCATAATTTCGATGGATGTTCTCTCGTCACTCTGAGATTTGAACATCCCGGCCGGATCGCCCCATCCCCCGTCTACGGTAAACCCCTTGTAATTCACTGCAATATACTTCGTTAAGAGCTCAGCAAATCGGATGACACCACAGTTATCGGTCAGAAACTCGTCGATGATAAGCCATCGCCCATTCGGGAGCTTTTGCCCAATGGCCACGCATGGTGTGAGGCCAAAGTCCGCGCCGAGGAGCAGCGGCAATCCCGGAACCGGTTCCACTGCGTCTTCGGGTACGTGCGTTCTGTCACGGAACATGGGGTAAACGGCCTTGCCCTCGGAAACGTAGCCATACTCCCCATCCACGTAGACTTTCACCCAGTCAGAATCTTTGCCCGAGGCTAGCCGCTTGTAGTAGTTAGCGGGGAGATTGCACAAATTTTCGGCCAATGGGCTGCTACCACCCGGCTGTTTGAAGAATTCAAATCCTTCGGGCGTCGCTTCTTCGGAGAACTTGTACCACCACGATTGATCGTCGGGAGGGTTGGTGTCGGCAATTACGCCGGACCATGTGCAGCCACCCTCTACCATTGGCGGAAAACGCCCCACGCGGCCAGTGATGCCATCCAAAATCGCCTTAGGGCATTCTCTTGCCTCGTTCAGCCAAGCCCCGGTCAGCTCGAGTGAGAGTAGTTTCTTCACGTCGTCGGGTTTATCCAACGCCATAAACAAAACTTCCATCTCGATCTCGGTGGAATTCACGTAGTGACGAATGGGGGAGTCCATCGTCAATTTCCCGTACTGCGCGGGACACCATTGGTTCCACGTTTTGAGCGTCGTGGTCTTTAATTCCGGGAACGTGTTCCGCACTACAGCCCATCTCGTGCGGCGTTGGCCGGTCACCGTTGAGGGGCGCTGCTCTTGCGAGCGTCGGAGGATTTCCATCGCGCAAGCGGTGGACTTTGCGGAACCGAACGGCCCCATGATGCCCCTAAAAAACATTTCCGATTCGTGAAACTTAACGAGCGTAGGGCCTTGAGGGATGTAATCGACGATAACGTCTTGGCTCATATCGCAGAAACTCCCTTGTTACTCGTTAGCTCCACGGATCATCCTCGATAGCTTCAGCTACCTTAAACTTAACGAGCGTAGGGCCTTGAGGGATGTAATCGACGATAACGTCTTGGCTCATATCGCAGAAACTCCCTTGTTACTCGTTAGCTCCACGGATCATCCTCGATAGCTTCAGCTACCTTAAACTT